CTCTAATGAGTTTTTCTTAGAGTACATAGCTAGACCACAAACAGCAGAGATATTCTTTGAGGAGGTATTAATGGCTTGTATCTTTTACGGAATGCCAGCACTAATAGAAAACAACAAGGCTAGGATACTTTATCACTTTAAAAATAGAGGATATCGTCACTTTTGTATGAATAGACCAGATAAGACCTATAATAAGCTCTCTAAGACAGAGAAAGAGCTTGGGGGGATGCCTAACTCGTCTGAGGATATAAAACAAGCACACGCATCAGCTATTGAGTCCTATATAGAGAAACACGTAGGTTTTGACATGGAGGGTACATACAGGGATTCTGAGGAGATAGGTTCTATGTTTTTTAGTAGAACATTAATAGATTGGGCTAAGTTTGACATCAACAATAGGACTAAACACGATGCCTCTATTAGCTCAGGACTTGCAATTATGGCAAATCAGAAGCATATTTACACTCCAACTAAAGAAGAGTCAAAAATATCTGTTATCTTTGCAAGATATAGTAACAAAGGAAACATAAGCCAAATCATTAAATAAATGAAGGAATCTACCATAGCAGTAAATCCTACTAATTTTCCCAATCAATTAGCAACTGATGCTCAGAAGGCATCGGAAGAGTATGGATTACAGGTAGGTAAATCAATACAATACGAATGGTTTAAGAGGTCAGGTAATAGTTGTAAGTATTACAATCAATGGGTTGACTTCCATAAACTAAGGTTATACGCAAGAGGAGAACAATCAGTAGCAAAGTATAAGAGTGAGTTAGCGGTAGACGGTGACTTATCCTACTTAAACCTAGACTGGACACCAGTGCCTATTATACCTAAGTTTGTGGATATAGTAGTAAACGGAATGTCTGATAGGTTATTTACTGTTCAGGCGTATGCTCAGGATGCTATGGCGGCTGACAACAGGAAGTCGTATCAGAACATGATAGAGGCAGATATGGTGGCTAAAGATTTCTTACTACAGAGTAAGGAACAGTTTGGCATAGATGCATTCAATACAGCAGCTGAGGATTTACCTGCTGACGACCAAGAGCTCCAGCTACACATGCAGCTTAACTATAAGCCAGGGATAGAGATTGCAGAGGAAGAGGCTATCAACACATTGTTAGAGCAGAATCATTACGCAGATATTCAGAAAAGATATAATTACGACATAGCTACAGTAGGTATGGGGTGGGTGAAGCATGAGTTCTTACCTAACTCAGGGGTTAAGGTGGATTACGTAGACCCAGCCACATTAGTATATAGCTACACAGAAAGTCCTACGTTTGAGGATTGTTTTTATTTCGGAGAAGTAAAGCAGGTGCCAATTACAGAACTTATCAAGATAAAGCCAAACATAACTAAGGAAGAGTTACAAGAGATTGCAGATACTAGCTCAGGGTGGTATGATTACTACGGTGTTACACGACAGTATCAGAACGATATCTTTCAGAAAGATGTAGTTACCTTATTGTATTATAACTACAAAACAGATAAGAAGTTTGTTTATAAGAAAAAGTATTTAGAGAACGGTGGTGAAAGGGTTGTTAGAAAAGATGAGAACTTTAACCCACCAGAAGGAACAGAGGAGAGATTCGAGAGAATAGAGAAAAGAATTGATGTGTGGTATGAGGGTATTATGATACTCGGAAGTAATAAACTAATTAAGTGGGAGCTTGCTAAGAATATGGTTAGACCTAAGTCAGCCTCTCAGTACGCACTGCCAAATTACATAGGTGTTGCACCAAGAATGTATAAAGGAGTTGTTGAGTCATTAGTTAGACGAATGACAACATTCGCTGATTTAATTCAGATGACACACCTTAAGCTACAACAAGTAATTGCTAAGGTAGTTCCAGATGGTGTATACATAGATGCGGATGGTATTAACGAGGTGGACCTAGGAACAGGAGCAGCATATAATCCAGAGGATGCACTGAAGATGTACTTCCAAACAGGTAGTGTTATCGGTAGAAGCTTTACACAGGATGGTGAGTTTAACCACGGAAAGATTCCTATTCAGGAACTAAACTCCAACAGTGGACAAGCGAAGATGGCTAGTTTAATAAGTACCTATAATCATTACTTAGGTATGATTAGGGATGTGACTGGTTTAAATGAGGCTAGGGATGGTTCTACTCCAGACCCTAACGCATTAGTAGGCGTTCAGAAATTAGCAGCACTAAATTCAAACACAGCTACTAGACATATACTAGATGGTAGTTTGTTTATTACTAGAAAATTAGCTGAGGCATTATCTGTAAGGGTTGCTGATGTATTAGAGTATTCTGACTTTAGGGAGGAATTTGCAAATCAAATTGGAAAATATAATGTAAATATTTTAGAGGACATAAACAATTTGTATCTCCATGATTTTGGAATTTTTATTGAAGTTTCTCCAGATGAGGAACAGAAAGCACAGCTTGAGGCTAATATACAGATGGCACTTAGCAGAGACCAAATTACGCTGGAAGATGCTATTGATATTCGTCAACTTAAGAATATTAAGATGGCAAATGAACTTCTCAAGGTTAAGAGAAAGAATAAGCAGAAGCAGGATGTGGATAGAGAGAATGAGAAGATGCAGATGCAGTCGCAAATAAACATGCAGTCTCAACAAGCAGCTGCTGAGTCAGCGATGCAGCAAGCACAGGCTGAGATGCAATCTAAGATTCAGGTTAAGCAGGCTGAGATAGCATTTGAGATTGAGAAGATGAATGCGGAAGCTAATCTTAAGAAAGAGTTAATGCAGGTAGAGTTTAACATGCAGATGCAGATTAAAGGACAGGAAGCTGAGGCATTAAAGACAAGGGAGAATGAAAGAGAGAAGGGCAAGTCTGATAGAATTAGCCAGCAGTCTACTCAGACATCAAAGATAGTTAATCAAAAGAAGAATGACCTACCACCAATAGATTTTGAATCTAATGAGGATAGCTTAGATGGTTTTGATTTAGCTGAATTTGAGCCTAGATAAATATAAAAAAGTTTATTACCTTTGTAATCAGAGAATTAAATTAAATTAAAATAGAATATAATGGACGGATTTAAAGTAAAAGAGGTTAGTGCGGAACCTGAAAAGTCAAAACAGCAGATAGAGGCTGAACTTTTAGAGAAGCACGAGCAACAGTTTGAGGATGCAGATGCACCTAAAACAGAGGATAAAGTAGCTGTAGAGGAGCCAGTAAGTGAGAAAGAAGAAGTAGCTACCGAGTCAACAGAAGAGGTTGAACAAAAAGAATTACAAGATACTGACGTTCTTTCATACATAAAGAACAGGTATAAGGATAAAGAAATTAACTCTATTGATGAGTTGTTTGAGCAGAGAGAAAGTAATGAAGAGCTTCCAGAGGATGTCTCTACTTTCTTAAAGTTTAAAAAAGAAACTGGAAGGGGAATCAATGACTTTGTTAAGTTAAACAAAGATTTTGATAAAGCTAACCCAGACAGCCTCTTGGCTGATTATTGGTCTGAAACCAAGAAACACCTAGATTCTGACGATATTGCGTTTGAGCTAGAGGAAAGATTTGGTTACGATGAAGAAATGGATGAGGAGTCGGAGATTAGAAAGACTAAAATCGCCAAGAAAGAAGAGCTTGTAAAAGCAAAGGAGTATTTTAACAAACAGAAGGAACTGTATAAATTACCGCTTGAGTCAAGCAGTGATTTTGTTCCAGAAGGGGAGAAGGAAAACTACAATGCTTACAAGAAATATGCTGAAGAATCTAAAGATTCGCAGCAGCAAAATTTAAAAAGACAGGAGTACTTTTTAGATAAGACTAACAAACTATTCTCTGATGAGTTCAAAGGTTTTGAATTTAAGGTAGGAGAGAGGGAGTTAACTTATAAGCCTGGTAATTCAGAGCAACTAAAGAAAGCTCAGTCTGACGTTACTAACTTTATTAGCAGTCATGTTAATGAGGACGGTTACTTAAAGGATGCTAATGCGTATCACAGAGCTCTATCAGTAGCGATGAATCCTGAGGCTTTTGCGAAGTATTTTTACGAGCAAGGTCAATCAGATGCAATCGGTGATGTAACTAGGGAGTCTAAAAATGTAGACATGCCAGTTAGAAAAGCATCAGAGAGTGTATCTAAGGGAGGTTTTAAAGTTACTGCTATGAGTGAAGAAAGAGGTTCGGGTAAGCTACGAATAAGAAGTAAAAAAAAATAACTATTAAAAACTAAAAAAAATGGCAGGAGCTATAACAGGTGCAGCTGGACAACCAGCGTTAACACCATCAGCAAGTAAGTCAACGCTACCTAGTAACTATATTACTAGCTTTGACTTTTTAACACAATACTTACCAGATACTTATGAAAGAGAATTTGAGAGATATGGAAACAGGTCTATCAACGCTTTCTTAAGAATGGTAGGGGCAGAAATGCCAACAAACTCTGACCTTATTAAATGGGAAGAGCAAGGAAGATTACATACAAAATATGAAGGATGTACTACAACAGGTGCAGATGGAGCTACAGCTTCTACGGCTGTACCTTACATTACTGCTGGTGCAGCAGCGTGTAACTTTAGAGTAGGACAAACTGTTTTATTATCATTAGAGGGTGCTGGAGCTACAGTATCAAATAAAGCTATTGTAACAGCTGTAGG